GCATCGCTTTGGCTTTAGCCAGCGCCCTTAGCGCCGCCTGCCGGTTCACTTCATCGTGCAATGTCTTTATGCTATAGTCTTCCATCATAAGTTTGTTGTTAATTACACGTTGTCAATCTCCTGGTTTCTGCATCCTCACGCTCTTTTTTATCCAGCATCGCACGCAGCTTGCGTATCAGCGCGTTCAGGTCGTTAGTGTCCATCTCATACATCAACTTGCCGGCAATGCGCCTGTCCATCAGGAAGCGGTTCACCTGGTGCCAGTCGTCGTTGGTGCTATACACGCCGTACCTGGTGAGCAGTGTCAGCGCTATGCTGCGCAACCTTCTGCCCTCTGCATCCGGAGGCGTGCGGAAGTACTTGCTCGAAAACCGTTTCAGCAATTCGTCGAGCTGTTCAATAGTCAGGTCTTTGGTGCTCTCAACGCCGTAGGGCTTCATAATGTCCTTTCGCATGTTATCAATGCCTAAGCTGATCCATGCGGCGCGCAGCTCCTGCACCTTTTTCGATTTTTCTTTTTGTTCGTCCATAGCAACAAATGTTATTTGTTTTCCGGCCATCAAAGCGTTGAATAGCTGTTTTATGGCATGGGTTCCAACGAAACCGCCGCGCGGCTTCCCATCCTCGAAGGTGGTAAACTTGGGTGTGGTTGTTTCGTATTGATAAGTGAATCGTTCCATAGTTGTACGTTTTAATTGTTCAATTCAATTGCATGATAAAGCATTGCCCGCTCTTCGTCAATCATCAGTGCGCCGCCGGGCACGCGGCCACCGAAATGGCAATACAATCCCTTTACATACACCACCACCTTGGCCAGCTTGCGTATCAGGCGCGCCTGTGCAGTGTAGGGTTCGTTACGATCCTCGTGAGCTATGAAAATAAACAGCTTGTTGGGGTAGCGCTGTAAGAGATTGCGCACACCGCCGCCTTTCAGCTCATCGGCATAAATGGTTACATTGTCAAGAAACACAGCCTGTGCGCTCCGGCGTTTGTCGAGCTTGTCGGTCAGCTCTTCCAGGCTGATGTACTCGGTAAATTGAAGCATCCTGTTGCCGGGATGCAGATTGGCACGCTGACAGGTGTTCACGAAGTTAGGCCCCAGCCCTTCCTCGGCGCTTATGTACAGCACCTTGAGGTACTCGCTCAGATAGTCGGCCATCTTCACCGAAAGCCACGTTTTGCCCTGCTTCTCGCTGCCGTATATGATCCAGGCGCCGCCCTTCTCCGGATTCCCCAGCACCTCGCCCAGGATACCGTCCAGCGGCAGTATCTCCTGCCGTTGGTTGTAGATTTGGTTTATCGTCTTTACGCGTACCGCCATAACCTAAGCGTTGTTTAAGATGAGTAATGATTCAGCTCTCCTCAGTCCGCCCGTGTTGGTGCCATCGTGCGTCAGACATTTATTCACGATCTGCGGCAGCATAGCCTTATCTGCCATGTTTACGCTCAGCACATCGGTGATCAGCTTGCGATAAAACTGCACTTTTTCGGCCCTGCCCGGAGGCACCACGGTAGTGTATCGCTCCGAGTAGCGGCTGAATATCTCGGCAAAGCCTACCTTTTTATTACTGATACCCCGGTCAATCTTGCTGCGCAACCCATCAGCGCCCATCATATACCAGCCACATGCGTTTTCGGTAGCATTGTAAAACTCCTTGAGGCTTAGGAAGGCCTCGTAGTTCAAATCGCCGGCCTCGTCAATGATCACCACCGGATTGGGCAGCAAACGCAGATAGTACTTTATGTTTTCGCGTATGTCGGCAATGCGCCCGGTGTTGTCAACGCCAATGCTTTTTGCCAACAACCGGATAAACGGATTCTTTTGCTTTGCCTGACTTGCGTCCACATAAAACACGTTTTTCATCGTGCGGCTCAGGTACTTGGCGGTGTAGGTTTTGCCAATGCCGCAATCGTCAACACATATTTTGCCTTTAGCGAACGATTTACAAAAGAGGATGTCCTCTTCGATGGTGGTAAACACGTCTGTACGTGCCATGTTCCATTTGCGCTCGTTGATGTTTACACCCAGTTCGCGGCCAATATTAAGCCACTGGCCATCGCGCAAAATGCGGTCGGTTTCGCCTTTTTTCAGCCGGTTGAATACAGAGCCGTTTACGCCCCACTGTTTTGCGAAAGCGGCATCGCTGCCATCGAAGTTTTCGCGCACTTTAAGCAAAGCGGCGGCCACCTTGCCTTTAAATTCATTTGTAATTTGTAATTCCATAGTTTTGCAGTTAATTGTTAATTATTCCTTTTATGAATCGTATTCCTTTCAATGTTCGACTTATAGTTCAATTTTCTGATACGTGCAGCGATGAATGTATCGAGGCTATGCACAACCATTTTATTGGGCTGCTTAAAAGCGTGTGTGAATTGGTTGGCGCCAGCCTCCGTTACCGCTATCATCGCGGGGAATATCACTACGTAATGGGGCGCAAACTTCTACCTCCGAATGTTTATCACATGTCGAAGATTTTTGAAGGCTTTGCAGGACTTTTTCAATCACTCCCTGAAGTTGATCGCTGTTTGTTTCAATCTCAATACTGATTTTTACCTTTTCCATAGTTTTATCATTTGTAGTTCTTATTACCATCGTTCGTCTATATGCTTTTTAAAGCTCCTTTGAACGCCGTTTAAATCCTCATCAAACTCATCTGGTGGCGGTGGCAATATCTCTGCCTCTCCATACTGTTGGTTGAGCGTTGCTGACTGAGCGTGGTGGTTGAGCGAAGTCGAAACCACCGCCTCCGGCACAGGCATACTAAACTTATTATTAAGCGTCCGCCTCGTATTATCAACCACCAGCACCTTCTCCACTTGTTTCACCCTGCGGTTGCGGAATGATTCCACCGTCATCACATACTTGCTCATCAATTCGCGGTTGTGCATATCCTCTTCGGTTTGTTCGAGCTTTGCACGGTTATAGGCCGGTTGCAGCATCAGCTCGCATACATATTGCCCGCCTTCGTAAACAAGCGCTTTCAGTATTTTTCCGTCAAGGCCATTGAGCCAATACACATCCACATTCTGACCTTCCACACGCTCCATCAGCCTGATAAGGCGGTCGCCGGTTGCCATGCCTTCATGGTCGGCCAGTACAAACTTCTGCCGGTTCAGGTTCACCGTGCCCACGTTCACGCTCGTCTCGGTGCGATAGCCCAAATGCTTGAGCAGGGCCAGCCAGTTGATGGGCTTCAACCTTTCATCCTGGTTAGCTACAAAATACTCCCACCTGGTCATCTGTGTTTCGCGGTTGTGCGGCATGTTGTTCCAGTCGTTTATCTTGCCAATCACCAGGCGCACCAGGTCGTTGTAAGGGACGTATTCACGCTTCTCACTGCGTGCCTGGTTGCGCTCGGCTTTGGCAAACGGGCGGGCTATCCAGCCGGCAATATCCTTCTCCAGGTCATTGCGCATGCTGTTAAAATACTGCTCTATCCGCTTCCCGCGCGCGTTGTTGGCCTCAATCCGCACCTCCTGAAACATGGTACCAGGACGGAGCAGAGTGTCGCGATAGCTGGCGTTCAACGATGATTCACATTCGAGTTCCCACGGCAGGTTTACGCCCCACGCCACATAATTGCGCACCAACTGGCGATAGAAGTCCAGGATAATGCCCTCCTTCGTCTCGCCAAAAACAGTGCACACATAAGCCTCGCTGGCCAAATCAATTCCGTTGTACAACCACAGCCTTTTACCTTTGGCATACTCAAATGGTGGCTGGCGGTCGTCAATACTTATTATACTGTTTGCTTTGTAAGGTTGTATCAGCTTGTGAGGGGTCTTGAACTGCCCCATCAGCTTCTGCCGGTCGGCATTTCTGATCGTGACATTGGCTAAGCGGTTCTGCCAGTTATTCAAATATCCGTAAATCGTACCTGTCGATACTTTCTCAAACTCTTTTGGGTCGTACAACTCGCCCGTTTCACGGTTTATCACCTCCACATAGCCGCTCAGGAACCCATCGTACTGACGGCTGATCTCCGCAAAACTCGGCTTCTGTTCCTGGTGTGCAAACATGGAGTTGAACAGGGCCTCCATACGTTCGTCAACTACGCGGCTGTTCTGGTTGCCGTGCTTCTTGCTGATAAGGCTCTCGTAGCTCTCGCGCAAATAGTGATTGTACTTCTGTTTAAATCGTATGGGATTATCGGGCAACGTGTGCGAAACGCCATACTTGCGCGGCATCACCTTATTAAAGTTGCGCACATCAGTAGCTATCGAAGTCATTATCCCTTTCAGCGATCCGCCGGGCGTGCGCATACGCTCGGCAATCCTGGCAGCCTTTAGCTTTACAGCCGCCTGCAACACGCTGGCATTAATAATGTAACGCTCCTGCACATCCTCGGTAATGTAGCTGCCATCGTCAAAACGGTACTTGCTGTAAAAATCAACCGCCACCGGATCAACCTTGTAAAAACGCTCCATCACACTATCCACCCGCCGCGGGTCGTGCAGCTTAGCCTGTATGTGGTTGGGCAGGCTGTCGTAGTCAATCAGCAACTGCCTGCCGTTGCCGCCCTTCTGCACCCTGCGCATACCATAGCCGCGTTTTGCGTGCTTCGTTGCCACATTCTTTAACGAATCAATCGTTTTATAGAATTCCGGCACCAGTTCCTCGGCGGTAACTACACAGGTCGTATTATCTATCCAGAGATGCGGCATTATGTTAGGTGTTGTACATTTTACTTTCCATAGCTGGCATTATTAGTTGCGGGGGCCGGAATCGAACCGGCGACCACGGGATTATGAGACCCGTAAGCTACCTCTGCTACACCCCGCAAGGTGTCCGGTGGTTGAGCGTAGTCGAAACCACCGGCTATTTTAAATTTCCGACAACTCAAGCAGCTTCGCTATCCGGTTTATCTCAGCCACCACAGCGCGGCTCTTCTTGCTGCGCACACGCCTGGCGCCGCTCTGTATCATCCTTACGTACTGCAGCGACACCCCGCACCTGGCAGCCACCACTTTCGTGGGCGTCGGAATCTTTTTTATCTCTACCTCTTGACACATATCTTTTTTTGAGTTAGTTTTGTAAATTGTTAACGCTACAAA